AACGAAGTGCTGGTCAAGTGGGGGCTGGAAGAAGCGCAGGTACTGAAGAACCTGAAGATCAAAGATGTGCCTAGCCCGATTGTTAAAGACTACGAATGGCCGGGGCTGTACAAGCCGTTCGAGCACCAGAAAACCACCGCATCATTTCTAACCCTGCATAGGCGTGCATTCTGTTTTAACGAGCAGGGATGCGTAGACAGCGAGACCGAGTACCTGTCGCCGACGGGTTGGGTCAAGTTGTCTGAATATGCTGGCGGTAAGGTTGCGCAGTTTCATCCCGAGACGGGTATGGCTGAGTTTGTAGATCCAATTGAGTACGTCAAACTGCCCTGCGCAGAGATGGTTGAGTTTAAGTCTAAGTACGGCATCGACCAGCTACTTAGCCCTGAGCATCGTGTACTGCACTACAAAACAGACCGCAACAAGTCAGACAGTAGCCTATTCTGGCGAGTCGATAGTGCAGAGAAACTGCACGCGCAGTTAACCACAAAAGAAATTTCTGACGTCCACTTCAAGACAACATACTCGATACAAACTGGTAATGGCTTAAACCTGAGTGAAGCGCAGTTGCGGGTGCAAGTTGCTGTAATAGCTGATGGGCACTTTCAATCAAATACGGCATGGTGTGTAGTTCGAGTTAAAAAACTGCGCAAGATTCTACGCATGCGTAGCTTACTGAGCGCCGCAGATATTGTGTATGAAGAAACAACACCAGAGTACAGAGGAGCCGAAGGGTTCCATATATTCAAGTTCCTAGCACCTATACGCACCAAAGTATTTGGGGATGAGTTCTGGGAAGCTAATCTCGACCAGCTACGTATCATTACCGAAGAAGTACCTTATTGGGACGGAGCGTTTCGTAAGAGCGAAGGGGTGGCATTCTATTCGACAGAGAAGCAAAGTGCTGACTTTGTGCAGCATGCTTTTATAACCCAAGGTAAAGTAGCTCGTGTTACAGAAGATGGTCGTGGTTGTTGGCAGGTCTATGTGCGACACAACGCCCGTTTAATCGGTATATCCAATAGGCATGGCAAAGCCAATACCCGTATTGTGCCAAGCACGGACGGATTTAAGTACTGCTTCATGGTACCAAGTACCTTCTTGGTCTTTCGACGTAATGGGTGCGTGTTCGTGTCCGGCAATACGGGTAAGACGGGAAGTGTAATCTGGGCGGCGGATTATCTGATGAAGCTTGGCATAATCCGCAGGGTGTTGGTGTTGTGCCCACTGTCGATCATGCAGTCGGCTTGGCAGAATGACTTGTTTAAATTCGCTGTACACCGCACCAGCGCAGTAGCTCATAGCCACTCGCGAGACAAGCGCATAAAGGTCGTGCAGAGCGATGCTGAGTTTGTGATCTGTAACTATGATGGTTTAGGCATTATCAAGGACGCTGTAGTCAAAGGCGAATTTGACCTGATCGTTATTGATGAAGCGAATTCCTATAAGACCACAACCACAACACGTTGGAAAACACTAAACAGCATACTGCGTCCAGACATGTGGGTGTGGATGTTGACTGGCACTCCGGCATCGCAATCACCTGAAGATGCCTACGGTTTGGCAAAAATTGTTAACCCCTCAGGTGTGCCAAAATTCTTTGGGTCTTTCCGGGACATGGTGATGACTAAGATCACGCAGTTCAAATGGGCGCCCAAACCCAACGCGGAAAAAATTGTCCACAATGTCCTACAACCTGCAATTCGTTTCACAAAAGAAGAATGTCTGGACTTGCCTAGCATCACATACACCACTAGGAACGTGCCACTCACCAAGCAGCAACACAAGTACTACGAAACCATTCGTAAAAACATGATCGCTCAAGCGGCGGGAGAAGAGATCACAACAGTCAATGCAGCAGCTAACCTGAACAAACTCTTACAGTTATCATGTGGCGCGGTCTATTCGGATACTGGAGAAGTCATCGCGTTCGATGCGTCCAACCGACTGGCTGAACTAAAAGAAGTGATCGAAGAAGCCTCACACAAAGTGTTGGTGTTTGCGCCCTTCAGGCATGCCATTGAGATTATCGCTGAATACTTGACAAAAGAAGGCATCACATCAGAGATCATAAATGGTGCAGTGCCTGCTAGCAGGCGTACCGAGATATTTCAGCGGTTCCAAGAAGAGCCTGACCCTAGAGTGCTTGTCATCCAACCTCAAGCAGCGGCACATGGCGTCACACTAACGGCGGCTAACTTGATCGTGTGGTTCGGGCCAATCACGTCTGTGGAAACATATCTGCAAGCCAATGCCCGTGTGCACCGCGCCGGGCAACGCAACCCCTGCACCGTGGTGCAACTACAAGGATCGCCAGTAGAAGCACGCATGTACAAGATGTTGGAGTCCAAAGTAGACATCCACAACAAGGTGATTGACCTGTACAAAAATGTGCTCGAAGAAAGCGCTTGACATTGTACAGTTTTAGTTCTATTATTTATACACAACAGTAAGGAGAAGAGAATGAGTAACATCACAGCAGACCGTTTAGTCAAAGCCTACATCAAGATCCGTGATGCTCGCAAAGAGCTCACACAGCAAGACGCCAAGCTCGAAGAGCAACAGCACATAATCCAAGACAAGCTCTTGGAAATCTGTAAAGAGACCGGTGCTGAAAGCCTACGCACTGAGTTTGGCACAGTCACCAAGCGCGTCTCAAAGAACTACTGGACGCATGACTGGGATTCTTTCTACAAGTTCATTAAAGAACATGATGCCTTCCCACTTCTACAACGGAGGATTGCTACCACTGCTATGACTGAGTTTCTTGAGGAATACCCCGACTTGCACCCACCGGGTTTGAATGTGGATGCTTCATACACAATTTCTGTTCGTCGTAAATCGTAAGGAGAACACTCAAATGAGTAACGATCTTGCAATTCTTAACAGCAACCTTCCTGCCCACCTGCGCTCGGCTGATGCACTGGATGATGTCACCAAAGCGCTCATGGGCGGTACTGGCGGTATCAAGCGTATCTCAATCGAGGGAAGCGTTTGGCGCTTGATGGTTAACGGTAAAGAAGTTGCCCAGAAGGAAGAGCGTACGCTGAACGCCGTTATCGTAGCGGCTGCGCCTAAGGTTGCCCGTACTTATTATGCCGGTGTGTACAAAAAAGGCGCCGTTAGCGCACCGGACTGTTGGTCTGCCGATGGCGAAAAGCCCGACCCAACCGCTGCAAACCCGCAGCATAAGACTTGCACTGGTTGCCCACAGAACATCAAGGGGTCTGGACAAGGTGAAGGGCGTGCGTGCCGTTTCTCCCGCCGTCTGGCTGTCGTGCTCGACAATGATCTGAACGGCGATGTGTATCAACTGACGCTACCCTCCACTTCTATCTTCGGCGAGGGCGAACCCGGCAAATGGCCTCTGGAGATGTACGCCAAAATGATTGGCGCTAAGGGCATCCCGATCACCGCCGTGGTTACTGAGATGCGTTTTGATACGTCGAGTGCTACACCGAAAGTTACTTTCAAACCCGTGCGGTTCTTGGAAGCCGATGAGCACGCGGTCGTTATTGAGAAAGGCAAGAGTGATGATGCTCAAAAAGCCATTACGATGACTGTGGCGCAAGCTGACGGTGTGGGGCATTCAGCACCCAAGGTAGAGGCGCAAGATGAAAACGATGTAATCGAGGCACTAGCCCAACCTGCCAAGGCTAAAAAGGCTGAAGCAAAAGTTGAGGTGGAAGTCGAAGCCCCGGAACCCGAACCCGTTAAGCGGGAAGCTAAGAAGGAAGAAGTTGTAGAGAAGGCCGATCTTAGCAACATCCTAGACGAATGGGACGACTAAGGAGGCTGACATGCCTATTGGGTACTCCCGTAGGCTTGTCGATGAGGTTTCCCAAGCGGACTCTAAAAAACTGGGGGTTCGTTTGGGGCTCAGGTGCCTCCTCTCAGATGTGCCTGTAGCACGTGTAGCTAAAGCATTAGGGGTATCCCGAGTTACCGTGTACTCATGGTTTCGTGGTAAAACTGATGTCCCTGATCGCTTAAGTTCAAAAGTTGAAAGACTCATCGACGAGTTGGATTAAGTTGTTGTAGTGGGAAAGGCTAGGTTTAGCTGACCGAAAAGGGTGAAGCCGTCCACCCCTGCCTTGTCCTTTTTTGACGGTAAAAGGCGGCTATTTTGACAACGAATAATTTTCTATCATCGGTGTTGCCGACAGAAGGCTTCTACTGCGTGATGGGCCTCAAAAAAGACGGCAAGCCAAAGCAGACGTTTACGGAGACTATAGAAGAGCTCGAAGCTATCGCAGACGAAATGTTGCAAGACGCGTTTGACGTTTACTTTGCACTTGCTTCCTATGAAGATAAAACTGCGGGGCGCACAAACAACAACGCCCTGTACCTGAAGAGTTTCTTTTTAGATCTAGACTGCGGGCTTGATAAACCATACGCTAGCCAAGAAGACGCGCTAGTCGCACTCAAGGCGTTCATCAAAGAACTCGGACTACCCAAACCTACACTGGTTAACTCTGGACGCGGTATACACGTGTACTGGACAGTGGATCAACCCCTGACGCGTGCTGAGTGGAAGCCCGTAGCAGAAAGCCTGAAAGCGCTTTGCACAAAACACAAGCTGCATGCCGATCCGGCTGTTACTGCTGACGTAGCGCGCATATTGCGCCTACCGGGAACTGCAAACTATAAAGATCCACAGAACCCACTTCCTGTTCAGTTGTTGATGCAGGGCAACCCAGTCTCATTTGAAAAGATCAAAGAAGCATTTCGTTATTCTGAAGACATCTTTTCAGAAATGGGAGAAGTACCGCAGCACCTCAAACGGGGTCTTGACCCAATGACAAAGCTATTGATGGATAACCACCAATACAAGTTCAAGACCATTTTCAAACTATCTCTAGAAGGAAAAGGCTGTGCTCAAATTCTCAATGCTTACGAAAATCAAGAATCTCTGGAAGAACCTCTTTGGCGAGCAGCCCTCTCAATCGCCGCCCGTTGCGCCGACAGAGAAAAAGCCATCGACGTCATCTCAAACAAACACCCGGACTACAACCCGGAGCAAGCCCGCAGAAAAGCGGACGCCACAAAAGGCCCATACACCTGCGAAACGTACAAGAAGCTCAACCCGTCAGGCTGTGAAGGATGCCCCCACAAAATCGGCACGCCGCTCCAGCTCGGTGCAGAGCTCATCGAACCGCCAAAAGAAACCAAAGTCGTAACGGAGGAAACCAAAGACGGCGCGGTGCGCGAGTACAAGATACCTGATGAGTTTCCCTTTCCTTATAGTCGGGGAAGTACCACCGGTGTATACGTACAGGCTAAAGACGAAAACGGCAATAAGACCACAGAACTTGTTTGCAAATACTTCTTCTATGCTGTCAGTCACATCGACGATCCTGATCTAGGGCACACGCTTTTGCTTAGACTGCACCTGCCGCAAGACGGTGTGAAAGAGTTTCTGATGCCGTACAGAGACCTAATGGCAAAGGATCGGTTTAGGGACATCATTTCAGAGCACGGACTAATCGCGCTTGGTAAAAAACAGGACAGGCTTATGAACTACATTGCTAAGTGGGCAGAGCATCTACAAGCCGCTACCAAATCGGAAAAGGCACGCAAGCAGTTCGGTTGGTTAGATGACGACTCCGCTTTCATTTTGGGTGATAAAGAAATCACGATTGATGAAGTCAAGTACAGCCCGCCTACAAGCACCACCTTGCCGCTTGTGCCTATGTTTAGTGAAAGAGGTGATTTCCATGTCTGGAAAGACATAGTCAACGCCTACGCTCGTCAGGATATGGAGGCTAGGGCATTCGCGTTCTTCATGGGCTTTGGCAACATGTTGTTGAAGTTCACACCGCTTGAAGGTTATGCATTAAGCCTGATGTCCCAAAAGTCAGGCACAGGCAAAACAACGGTGCTGCACACGATAGCCAGTATTTTTGGTCATCCGAAAGAAGGTTGGATGATGCTCGCCAAGGATACACACAACCAGAAGATCCAGCGCGTAGGCACCATGCGCCACATACCCATACTGTTTGACGAGATGACTCAGCTAACGGTCGAAGCCAAATCTGATCTGGTATACGACATCACTCAGGGGCGCGGCAAGAACCGCATGAAGTCGTCTGAAAACGCCGAACGTGTTAACCATACCAAGTGGGCTACTGGGATTATCTGCACCACCAACCGCTCATTACGCGACGATATCTTGTCTATCAAGGCTATGCCTGAAGGCGAGCTGATGCGTATTCTTGAACTTTATGTGGCGCCAGATCCTGTAGACGATCCAACGTGGTCACGAGCCCACTTCGGTAGGCTGTATTCAAACTACGGGCATGCCGCCAAACCTTTTATCC